CCTGTGAGAAGAAGGAGTTTCAATGCCAGAATGGGTGCTGTATTAGATCAAGTAAAAGGACAAAAGACATTGAGTGCCGCATATTGGAGTTTGCAGGCCTGGAAAAAGGATTTTAAATTGTAATGGCAACAACATTGTTCAAACAAAATGACCTTGGTCAATATTTAGAAATTGACAAAGACAGCAGTTTAGATGTGGCAATAGATTTTATTAATAGATTGGCCACTGGAGAAGAATTATTGACTTTGACACACACCAATACCTCAGGTGATGCAACCATATCAAAAGAATATCCGTTTGCAGACAAAGTCACGCACGGCATTAGCAAACAACCACACATGGCAGTGGCATTTGTGCAACCAAATACCCTAGGTGCACACACAATCCAAGTCACAGCCACTACAAATTTAGGAAGAACATTTGTTTATAGCTATCAGGTTATAGCAACAGCATAAATATCATTAGGAGAAACATATGGCATCAACAACAGGATACGAAAATGATAATGTGGGAGCTTTTATTAGAAAAGATCCTGGATCAACATTGGATTATGTTATACAATGGAGTGAATGGTTGAGTGGCGACAGCATAAGTTCTGTTGCATACGCAATTACCAGTGAAGCAGAAAGTTCACCAGCATTGACAACCAGTTCAGCAATATCTGGACTAGCGGCCACATCAACAACAGGTACTACTTCAACAATAGTATTACAAGCAGGTACATCCGGCGTTGTTTATACTGTGACTGCAACACTAACAACAGCGGCATCTAGAATTGTCAAAAGAAGTTTTAGAGTCAAAGTTGAAACAATACATCTATAAACTATTATAGATGGTTGGGTGATACAACACCCGTAAATTAAAAAGGAGAGTAAAATGACTGACAAAGAGCAGGACAAGGATTTAAAGATAACAAATCCAGAAGCAATCAAACTACAAGCCTCAACAACCAGTGCAGATTTTGACAACAACACGGTGGTTGAATCAGGTGCAGTACATTTGACAGCTGTGAACACAACCGGTTTACAAGCACCAAAGAACAAAGGTGGTAGACCCAAAGTCAAGGTAGATACTAAAATTATAGAAAATATGGCATCAATTCATTGCACAAACAAAGAAATAGCAGAAGTATTGAGCATAAGTGTAGACACACTACAAAGGAATTTCCCGGATTTACTACAAAAAGGTAGAGCCAATGGAAAAGCCAAGTTGAGAAGGCTACAATGGCAGAAAGCTGAAGAAGGCAATCCCACTATGCTTATCTGGTTAGGTAAACAGATGTTGGATCAAAAAGAACAGCCTGTCAGCAACGAAGACAATCAACCTTTACCTTGGACAGACAACGATTAATATATGGCATTGACTGAAGCACAACTTACGGTAACTAATTCAGACAAGCGATTTAGAGTACTTGTGACTGGCAGACGATTTGGTAAAACACATCTGGCTATCAGAGAGCTGTGCAGATATGCAACTGAACCCAACAAATTGGTTTGGTATGTGGCACCCAGTTATAGAATGGCCAAACAGATTGTATGGGACAAACTCAAAAACAAATTGCTTGACTTAAATTGGGTAGACCGTTATAATGAAACTGATTTGCATTTGATATTGAAAAATGGTAGCAAGATATGTCTAAGAGGTGCAGATCATTCAGACAGTTTAAGAGGTGTAGGAATAGATTTTTTGGTGTTAGATGAATGTGCAGACATAGATAAAAAGGCTTGGACAGAAGTTCTAAGACCCACACTGTCAGACACACAAGGATCAGCATTGTTCACAGGTACACCAAAAGGATTGGGTAATTGGTTGCACGACATATACATCAATAAAAAAACAGATTCAAATTGGGACAGTTTTCAGTTTACCACACTGGATGGAGGACAAGTGCCACAAGTAGAAATAGATCAAGCCAAAAAAGATCTAGATGACAGAACATTTAGACAAGAATACATGGCCAGCTTTGAAACATACAGTGGTCAAGTGTACTATAATTTTTCAGAAGCCAATATCACAACTGCTTTTATGAAAACCGGAGATCAAATACCAAACACCATATTGATAGGAATGGACTTCAACATAGATCCAATGAGTGCCTGCGTGGCATTCAAACACAAAGAACAGCTGATCATATTTGATGAAATATCAATATATGGTTCAAACACAGATGAAATGGTACAAGAAATAAGAACAAGATATCCCAACAAAAATATCATATGCTATCCAGATCCTGCATCAAGACAGAGAAAAACATCAGCAGGTGGTAGAACAGATTTATCAATATTACAGAATGCAGGCTTACAAGTCAAAGCAAGAACCAGCCACACACCCATAAGAGACAGGGTCAATGCTGTAAATAGTGCATTGAAGAGTGCTGATGGCACAGTGAAAGTGAAAATACATCCGGCTTGTAGGAACATACTAAAAAGTCTACAAAAGCAGATATACAAACCTGGAACATCAATTCCAGACAACAATGAGAACTTATCGCACATGGCAGATGCAACTGGTTATCTAATTGATTACATTTATCCAGTAAGGACTCAAACCATAAATAACACTAACAATACAAGTTGGTCTATGCCCACTAGAACAAGATAAGGACACACAATGGCAACAATATACGATGCATTTGATACCAATTACAAGATCGAATATTATGGTATTTCAGTAAATCAACAGTGGAAGAATAATATCTCTCGTTGGTTATATTATTCAGATTCATATCAAGGTGGTAATGATTACAGAGAAGGTAGATACCTTACCAAGTATTACATGGAAACCAGCGAAGAGTATGAAAACAGAATCAAACAAACAGCTTTAGACAATCACTGTAAGAGTGTTGTCGAAACATACAACAGTTTTTTATTTAGAACACCACCAACAAGAACATATGGATCTATCAACAACGATCCAGCATTGGATTCTTTTTTCAATGATGCAGATTTAGATGGTAGATCATTTGATGCATTCATGAGAGATGTGGCCACACAGGCTTCAATATATGGCAATGTTTGGGTCATGGTAGACAAACCCAACACACAGGTGGCGACCAGAGCAGAAGAATTACAACAACAGATCAGACCATATCTTATAATGTTCACACCAGAAAATGTCATTGACTGGTCATATACCAGAAGACCCAGTGGTGTGTACGAACTGACATTGATAAAAATATGGGAAGGTGCTGATGAAGAATACGGATACTACAGAGAGATAACACCAGAAGCAATCAGCTTATATAGAAAAAAAAGAGGCATGAGTTTAGATGATCAAAATGAATTGGTAGAACAATTTGCAAATTCAATTGGTAGAGTGCCTTGCGTTCCTGTATATGCACAAAGATCAAAAACAAAAGGTATTGGTATCAGTGATATATCAGACATATCAGATATGCAAAGAAGCATATACAATGAACTTTCAGAATTAGAACAGATAGTTAGAATATCAAACCACCCATCACTGGTAAAAACATCTGACACACAGGCATCAGCAGGTGCAGGTGCAATCATAGACTTACCAAATGATCTAGATTCAAATTTAAAACCTTACTTGTTGGAACCAAATGGTTCAGGCATTGACAACATATTGAGTTCATTGGCCAGCAAAGCAGACAGCATAAACAGAATGGCCAATCTAGGTGGTACAAGAACAACAGCAACAAGAGCCATGTCAGGCGTGGCACTAGAAACTGAATTCCAAATATTGAATGCTAGACTATCAGAAAAAGCAGACCTGTTAGAACTTGCAGAAGAACAAATTTGGAGATTGTGGGCACAATGGCAAGGTCAAGTTTGGGATGGCACCATTGACTATCCGGACAGCTTTAACATACACGACAAAGCAAACACAATCACACTTTTAAAACAAGCCAAAGAAACTAATCCAGCCAATGACAAATTGTTAAATGAAATTGATAATATGTTGGCTAGAGCATTGGTCAAGGACGATGACAAACTGGCAGAAATTATAGCGGCACAGCAAACACCTGTATTGACAACAGATATGCAACATCCACCAATGACAACACCAGAAGATATGATTGCTCATATGAGAGCAATGGTACAAGAAGGATATACTGATGAACAGATTAAACAATTACATCCAGAAATATCTGAATTTTTTAATAACGGAAACGGAGAAACTGACAATGGCTAGAAAATCATACACAATGAAGAGAACATCTCGTAAAAAAGATGAAGACAAGAAGAAAAAATCCAAAAAAAGAAAAAGCTCTAGAGGTTAATCAGTGAGCACAATCGTTATGAAAGGTTGGCCTAAATATTTTCAAAGTATTGTTGATGTGTGTCCATGGAGTTATGAGGCATACAAAAACGGCAAGCTAGACATAAGAGATTTTGACATTGATGCCATAATCTTTGAAGACTTTGACTGGACAGGTGATTGGAATGCCATAGTATGGCAACATTGTCCATACAGTATCAATGATCTAGAAGCAGTGGTAAACGATTTAAACAAAGAAAGTAAAAATTGCATTTACTTTTTTTCACATCCCTACTATACTAAAGGGAAGAACAAACAGACTTTGGTTCCTGTAATAATTCAACAAGACAAAAAACAGTTGATGCAAGTACGGAAACAAATGAAGGGCCGTAAGAAGCCATAAATAACAATATACAGCACAAGCTGGAGATTGACTCAAATCTTAAAGGAGGATATACGATGAGTGATACGGAAAACACAAACAACACTGAGCTAACTCAAGCTCCTGAAAGCACAGAAACTGTGTCTACAGAAACAGAGGCAAAAACTTTTACACAAGCTGACTTGGACAAAGTCGTAGCTGATAGAGTGTCAAGAGAACGAAGAAAATACGAAAAGAAGTATGACGGAGTTGACATTGACCAATATCAAGACCTAGTTCAAAAGGCAGAAAAGGAAAGACAGGCACAATTGAAAGCCAAAGGACATTTTGAAGAACTGCTTAAAGAACAAGCAGAAAAGAAAGATGCCCAAATCAATCAATTGATGTCACAAGTGAAGAGCATCAGAGTAGATGGTTCTTTGCTAGATACTGCTAGTAAGTTAAAAGCGGTCAATCCAGGACAAGTGGCAACACTTATCAAGGATCAGGTCAAACTTAACGAAACTGGTGATGTCGAAATTGTCGATCCTAAAACTGGTCAAACTAGATACAAGGATGATGGAAATCATTTTACTGTACAAGATTTGACACAAGAATTTTTAACGGCTAATCCGCATTTTGTAGCCGCTTCACCGTCAGGTGCTGGCACTACATCAAAAATTGGCGAAGCTGGGAGCAGTGAAAAGTTGGATATAACTAAACTGGATATGTCAAAACCTGAAGATAGAAAGGCGTATGCCCTATATCGTAAGAACAATGAAATATCTTAAAACAAATATAAACTTTTTAATAGGAGAAACATAAAATGACAGCCGAAATCAAATCGACTACAAGTACATTAGATGATCTTATTGCTCCGATCGTAGCAGAAGCACAATTCGTAGCGGCAGAGAAATCTATCATGAGAGGTCTTGTAAAGAATTTTACTGTACCAGCAAACACTGGTAAAGTATTACAAGTACCAATCTACCCACAACAAACAGCAGTATCACTAACAGAAGGCAATGACATGGCTACAAACGGTCAAGTTACTGCAATTTCAACATCTAAAAAAGACATTACTATGGCAGAAGTTGGCTTAATGACTAATGTATCAGACTTATCATTAAATCACTCACCATCAAATGTTATCGCAGATGTAGGAAGATTATTTGGTGAAGCAATCGCAACTAAAATTGACAACGATTTAATGGCATTGTTTGGCGGATTTTCAACAACTGTTGGATCAGCATCAACACCAGCTACAGCGGCATTAGTATTTGAAGCAGTGGCTAGATTAAGAGCGGCAGGCGTACCAGGCACAGATTTAGCAATGGTATTACACCCGTTGGTAGCATTTGACCTTAAGAAAGACCTAACAACAGCAGGAACTAATGCTTTTGTTGGTACAAGTGATTCAGATGTGGCAAATGAAGCAATGAGAATGGGCTATATTGGAATGTTATCTGGAGTACCAGTGTTCGAAACATCTAATATGCCAGATGCATCAGGTAATTTCCCAGGAACAACTGGTGATTACAAAGGTGCAGTATTCCATAGAGACGCAATCGCATTAGCAATGAGTTCAGATATCAGAATCGAAACTCAAAGAGATGCAAGTGCTAGAGCAACTGAACTAGTTGGTGTAGCAACATATGGTGTATCAGAAATACACGATTCATATGGTGTTGAAATGGAGTTTGACTCTTCTTTACAGAATGCATAATTCTATATAGATATAACACAATATTTTGGGGCAGTGGCAACATTGCCCCAATATAACAAAAGGAGATACTTAAATGAGCAACTACGCAACTGATTCAGATGTTCTAGAATACGAACCAAGAATAAAAGACTTTGGTGTGATTGACTTCACAGCTGATCATACTAAGACCACTGCGGATATTCAAAGACTATTGAGAGTTGAATGGTGGCCTAGAGTGTCTAGAAACTACGGAACCAGCAAATATTTTTCAGGAGCCGGCTTAGAAATGGACAACACCAAAATAACAGCCGCACAATTTAATAGAGTGGCAGTATATCATGTACTGGCATATTATGTGTTACCAAGATTGACACAACATCAAGGCGAAGATGACAGATTTTTTAGCATGATCGCTTTTTACAAAAACAAGTTTAGAGAAGAATTTGATCTAGTGTTGGCAGATGGTGTTGAATATGACTTTGACGGTGATGGCACAGTTGAAGAAACAGAAAAACAAACAGCACACTACAACAGATTGGTTAGATAATGAGCGTCAGAGAAGACATAGCTGTAGACATAGTACAAAAATTACAAGACATAACTTCGCCCAATGTGGTGTTGGTCACTCGTAATCCGTTCACAGTCAATGATCTTGCCGCCACACAATTTCCTGCAGTATTTGTTAGAACAACAGATGAAGACAGAGAAGATTTCACACAAGGTGGACTGAGACAAGGCATAATAGAATATGAGATTGTTGCCAGTGTACAAGCTGACAGTTCAGCCACATCAATCAACAACAATGTTGACACAAAAAGAAATGAAATAATTGAAGCCATATGTGAAAAACTTGAACAAGACACAGCCAGGAATTCAAAAGCCTTGCACAGTGAAGTAACAAGAGTTCAAGTAGATGATGGCACAGCATTTCCAATTGGACAAGCAACTATAACCTATAGTGTGCAATATAAATACACGAGAGGAACCAATTAATTATGGGACTAAAAGTTATATACAAAGACGGAAAAGAATTTGCTTGTGGTTTATCACAGGCGAACAAAATGGTTGAAACAGAAGGCTGGACTTGGACTATGTCAGCATCTGCAAAACCAGTTAAGAAATCTGCAAAGCCTAAAAAGGTCAAAGTCGAGGCTGAAACAGATATACAAGTGGATTCACCATTTAACGATGGAGAGCCCATAAACATTGACTTTGACACTAACAAACAGGAGAATGAATAATGGCAACATTTACAGGACATGACGGACAGATTAAGTTTGCTGACTCAGGTGATAGTTTATCATTGGGTGCAATCGGTAACTTAAGAAATTTTTCAATCGAACAAACACAAGACACAGTCGAAAACTCAGTAATGGGCAATGGCAATGTTAGATCATACTTACCAGGTATGTCTACTTTCACTATCTCAGGCGATGTATTTTTTGACGGTGCTGACGGTGTACAAGCAAAACTTGATGATCTAGTATCTAAAACAGGTGATGAATCAATCGCAAGTTTTGAAGTATATCCATCAGGCGACGGCACAAGTGAAACACCTGCTAACACTAAATTTTCTGGATCTTGCATCATAACAAGTTTCTCAATCACATCATCATTAGATGGTATGGTAGAGGCTTCGTTTGCGGCACAAGGTACAGGCGCATTAACATTAGCACAACTTTAATCTAATCAGGTGCTGTTGTGTTAAAGGCTAGACTAGCTGGCAAGCTAGACATAAGACAAATAGAGAAGTCAGTTGACAGATTGTTGAATGATGTATCTAAACAGACTTTACGGACAGCCAAAGCTAACACACCTATTAGATCTGGTCGAGCTAGAAATAGTTGGACCAACGAATCATCGGGACCTGGGCATTTTGAGGTGTCAAACTCAGTTCCTTACATTGAACAACTTGAAAAAGGTCGTTCAAAACAAGCACCTCGAGGCATAACCAAACCCACAGTGAGGACAATCGCTGGAAACATAAAAAATAGGAGATTATCACGATGACTAAATCGGTATTAGAAAATGCAACAGCACATTTTCAAGAACAACTTGCTGGAACAATGTATTCAATGAAAGTTGACGAAT